GATGTAATATTTGCTACTAATGGAACTGGTGAATTTGCTGTTAGTGATGATACAGCGTTCTCATTTGGTTCTGATAAGGATGTTAAATTTGAATATGATGAAGATGGTAATGATGAATTAGTAGTATCCAGTCTTACTGGTAAGCAAGTTAAGTTCACTACTCCGTTGAACGTAGCTACTTCATCATATCTTGGTAAAGTTAAAATTGAAGATAATATAATTTCTACCGTAAGTGGTGCTGGTGATAAACTGTTTATTGACCCATATCCAGATGGTTTAAGTAATGAAGGTGATGTTATCATCAAAGGTAACTTACAAATTGATGGTACAACAACTTCAGTTAACTCAACTGCGGTAACAGTTAATGATCCAATATTTGTTATTGGTGATGTTACTAGTTCTAGAGTAGTTACTGCTCCAGCTACAACTGGTGTTAGTACAATTACAATTGATTCTGTTGTTGGTATTAATACTGGTGACGTTGTAAGTGGTCATGCATCACTTCCAAACTCTGGATTAACAACAGTTACTGAAGTTAATACTACAAATAAAGTTATTACTATTGAGGGAAGTACTTCTGCTGGTATTACAACAACTTCAGAATTAACAATTACTCATGCTTACGATACTAATACGGATCGTGGTATAGCATTTAAGTATAATACTGGTATTGGTACTGCAAATAATAAAACTGGTTTCTTTGGTTATGTAGATGCTGATACAAATACTGGAAGTAATGCTCCTGCAAGATCTTGGACATATGTTCCAGATGCAGGTACGGCAAGTAATACAGTATCTGGAACAAGAGGTTTCTTAGATATCAAAGGTATCTACTACCAGACTGCTGATTATAATGCTAATGGTGCTGTATACTTTGATGAGAATGGTTTACAGACCTCAACCAATAATCCAGCTGCTCCTATAGTAACATCTAAGCAGATCCTAACTGCTGTTACTAAGAACACTCTACCTTTACCATCTACAGTAACTCTTAATGCTGGTGATGTTGTTAGGCAGGATACTAGTGGTGCTTACGGTGTTGTTGAGAGTCCTGTATCTAACGGAAATTCAATTGACTTGATTGGTGTTGAGGGAACTTTCACTAATACCTACAATATTAGAAGAGAAGGACAAAATGGTACAGTTGAAAATCTATCAGTAATTCCATCTTCAGTTTCTGTGATATATACTAATAAGCCTCACTGGTCTTCTACACTTGATGGGGGAACTTTCTAACCTTAAAATATTATGCAACAACAAAATAATGGTGACGTTGATGTTAATGTTCTTGTAAGTTTATATAATGGTAAATTGGCACAATCATTAAATCAAAATGTTCTTTTGGAAGCAAAATTACAAACTTTAAAAAATGATTTTGAACAAGAAGAAAAAAATCTTCAACAAGAAATAATTTCTTTACAAGAAGAAATCCAAAAATTGAAAAAGACCAAGAAAACTGATACTTAGGGGATATGGCAAAACCAGCGAGTAGACAACAACTTATAGATTACTGCTTACGGAAGCTGGGTGCTCCTGTATTGGAGATTAACCTCGATGATGACCAAATAGATGATTCTGTTGATGATGCTATTCAACTCTTCAATGAACGCCATTTCGATGGTGTTGAGAGAATGTTTCTTAAGTATAAGATTACTCAGGCAGATTTAGATAGAGGTAGAGCAAAGGGTACAGATGGAGTTGGTATTGTAACTACAACAGCAACATCTACAAATATAGCAGGTTACGGAACTACAACAAGTAGTTGGTATGAGACTTCTAATTTCTTACAGGTTCCAGATTCTGTAGTTGGAGTAGAAAAGATTTTTAAATTCGATACTAGCACCATATCAGGTGGAATGTTTAGTATTAAATATCAGTTATTTTTGAATGATCTTTATAATTTTAATTCGGTTGAATTACTTCAATATTCTATGGTTAAGTCATATTTGGAAGATATTGACTTTTTATTAACTACAGATAAGCAAATAAGATTTAATAAGAGGCAAGATAGATTATATTTGGATATAGATTGGGGTGCAGAATCACTCGATAATTTCTTAGTTCTTGATTGTTATAGGGCATTAGATCCAACATCATTTACTCAAGTATATAACGATCCTTTTCTCAAACTGTATCTCACAGCTCTTATGAAGAGACAGTGGGGACAGAATTTAATCAAATTCCGTGGAGTTAAGTTACCAGGTGGTATAGAACTTAATGGTAGAGAGATTTTTGATGATGCTGAAAGGGATATAGAATCTCTAAGATCAAGGATGGCATCTGAATACGAATTACCTCCTTATGATTTTGTGGGTTAATAACACATGGCACTTAATCCATTTTTCCTACAAGGAACATCTTCAGAACAAAGATTAACACAGGATCTCATAAACGAGCATCTAAAAATTTACGGTGTTGAAGTAACTTATATTCCAAGAAAATATGTAAATACAAAATCAATTATAGAAGAGGTTCAATCTTCTAAATTTGATGATAACTTTGCTATAGAAGCATATGTCAACACATATGAAGGATATGGTGGTCAAGGAGATGTATTGACTAAATTTGGAATGAGTATAAGAGATGAAGTTACTCTTACTATTTCAAAAGAAAGATTTGAAGATTTCATAGCACCATTTATGGCAGGTCTAGATGATGGACCTGGTGGAAATGAGGAAATCACACTTGCTACTAGACCAAGAGAGGGGGATTTAGTATTTTTCCCATTAGGAAGTAGATTATTTGAAGTAAAGTTTGTAGAACACGAAGATCCATTTTATCAGTTAGGTAAGAACTACGTTTACCAACTTAAATGTGAACTCTTTGAATATGAGGATGAAGTTATTGATACTTCTATCGATGCCATCGATACTGTAGTTCAAGATGATGGTTATATTTCTACCTTATCCCTAATTGGTATAGGAAGAACTGCTGAAGTAGCAGCATCTCTCGGTATTGGATTTGTTAGTGAGATTTTCCTTAATAATGATGGATCAGGATTTACTTCACAACCAACAATAACATTCTCAGACTCTCCAGCAAATACACCAGCAAGGGCGGTTGGTATCTTAACAACTAGAGCAAATGTTACTTCTATTGAGAAGATATTACTGACTAGTGCAGGTGCAGGTTATAATACTCCACCGACTATTACCATTTCTGGTGGCGGTGGAACTGGTGCTGCCGCAACTTGTTCTATTGAAACTGTTTATCAAGGTGTTATTAACTTTAACGTTGTTGATGGTGGTGTTGGATATGGAACAGAACCTTCAATAGCGGTTACTCAACCTGGTGCTGGAACAACTGCTGTTGGAATAGCATCTATAGGTATGGCAGGATCAGATCAAGTTCTTAAATCAGTTTATATTGGTAATCCAGGACGTGGATATACCGCAACGCCAAATGTAATTGTTGCTAGTCCTCCTTCTATGGCTGGTATTGGAACCTTTATCTTTAATGAAGTTATTGAAGGGTCTAGATCATTTACACAAGCAAGAGTTAAATCTTGGGATGCTGATACTAATATATTACAGATAAGTAATGTTGGTATTGGTGGAACTATAACTGGATTCTATGTTGGTGAATCTATTGTAGGAAAAGAATCTGGAGCATCGTATTCACTTGCTTCTTATAATTCTGATGATGCTAATGATAAATATAATGATGGTGATGAGTTTGAATCTTTTGGCGACGATATTTTAGACTTCACTGAATCAAATCCCTTTGGTAATTTCTGATGTTAGGAACTTATTTTTATCACGAAATAATACGAAAAACTGTTATCTCTTTTGGAACTCTTTTTAATGAGGTTCATGTTAGACATCAAGATGCTACAGGAAAAAACATTAGTGATATTAAAGTACCCATTTCATATGGACCAAAGCAAAAGTTTCTAGCAAGGATTCAACAACAACCAGATTTAAATAAGGCAGTTCAAATATCATTACCTAGAATGTCATTTGAAGTTAATAATATTCAATATGATCCATCTAGGAAAGCAGGTATCACACAAACATTTAAAGCAAGTGAGGGTGGTAAATTAAAGAAGGTTTTTATGCCTGTTCCATATAATTTGGGATTTGAGTTAAACATTCTTACAAAACTCCAAGATGATTCTATGCAGATCTTGGAACAGATTTTACCATTCTTTCAACCAGGTTTTACATTAACAATTGATTTAGCAAAATCAATTGGAGAGAAAAGAGATGTTCCTATGGTGCTTGATAGCATTACATTTACCGATGATTATGAAGGTAACTTTGAAACCAGAAGAGCATTAATTTATACATTAAACTTTACTGCTAAGACCTATATGTTTGGTCCTATTGCAGATTCTACAGAAGGACTCATCCGTAAGGTTCAAGTTGATTACTATTCAGACAGCAATCCACAAGCAGCAAAACGGGAACAGAGATATACTGTAGCTGCTAAAGCTAAGAAAGACTATAATGAGGATAGTCAAATTGATCAGTATGATGATCCATTAATCCCACCAGGTGATGATTTTGGATTTACAGAAACTTCGACTTTCTTTGGTGATGGAAAAGAATTTAGTCCAACAAGAAAGGTAGATCTCTAAATGGCAAACAAATCAGGCGATAGTTCGTTACACGATTGGTTTAATAAATCTAAGTCTTCTGATGGTAAGAAGGGTTGGGTTCAAATGGGTGGCAAATACTCAGGTAAACCTTGTGCCAAGCAACCAGGTCAAAAGACCAAACCTAAATGTGGTTCCAGTAAAATGAAACGGGATCTAAATAAGGATGAGGAAGCAGCAGCTTTTAGACGTAAAAATAAAAAGGATCCAAATCCAAATAGAAAAGGAAAGGCGATTAACGTGGCTACCGAAGAAACTATTGATCAACTGTTTAGAAGAACCTTTAAGGAGAAGTGTTGGGATGGATACACTCAAAAAGGTATGAAAAAGAAAGGGGATAAAGTTGTTCCTAATTG